CTCAGCTGCGTCAGCGATGACGGCTGAGACTGATAAATCAGCGTTTCCCTAGTTCGGTCACGTCAATCTGTTCAAAGGCTCCATGGTCTTCGACCAATGGCTTGATACCAGTGACGGCTGACGATAGTGGGATACCGCCCTTGCGTTTTGGAGCCCCCGGCAGCTTGATTTCCCCATCGTAGGGCGACCCTGGGTCGTTGAGAAACATTGCAATGTCGCGAGCACGAACTGCGGCGTGGTCCACGACGCCTTCGCTCGCTACACCATAGAGGTCAAACACGAGGCTGCGTGGAACAGGCTTCTGTTCGGTGTTGATCGAAAGGAAGATGTCGGCACACTCTTTTGTGGTGAGATTTCGGTAGACAACTACTGGCAACTCCAGTTTGCCGACGGACGACTTCTCTTCGATGGCAGCTTTCAGCCCTGCGATTCGGTGCTGGCCGTCAATGATTTGTGCGAGCCTCTCTCCGGTGGTGAACTTTAGCTTTCCACCGGTCGCGGAAAGAGGGGTGTTCGAACTGACCCAGTTCAACACAACTGCATTTGGGTAGTCTCCCCCTTGAAGCGTGAAAGCCTTGATGCTGTTGATCCGCCCTTGATTTAGGAGGCGCTGGACAGCACCAATCTCGTCGCTCTGCCCACGAACCGCCGCATAGCTAATCGCGGTCACGACTGACGCAGGCAATTTGGTAATAAGAAACTTCCTGCTGCCTTGCTTCGTCTCGATGCAGGGCGCTTCGACAGTCTTTTTCGTCGCCATCGACGGTCCTCTCTCAAACAGGAAGATGAAAGTATATCTGCCTGGGGCGGAGCATCGCTGACTCCGAGCAATCCACATACCGACCTTTCTTGGCCGCTGCAGGAACCAGACGCAAAGTCGCCGTTGGAGCGTGGGTCAGGACAGTTCAGTGCCCCAACCCTTCGCCTATATCTTAGGCTCTCGGTACTTGCGTTGTTAGGGGGCGTAGGCGGCGGCATGGGCCGCGATCACTACGCTGCCGCCGCTAGTAGGGCTTGGCGGCCACAAGGCCGCAAGCTTTCGGGTGACAAGGTTAGCGAAGGCGTATCAAGTTCTTTATGAAGTTCCAGATGCGCTGACCAAGCGATAGGGTTTGAGAGTGCCGCTGCTTCGCGCGTTCGGCGAAATACGCCTTACGGCGCTGGTGCTCGCTGCGTCGGCCGGCCTGCACCTGCCCCTCCGTCCAGTCACCGTACCACTCGATTTCACCGCGCCAGATCCAGTAATGCGACCGGCATGGCTGCTGCCAATTGCCCACGGACGGACTCAGGCTCGGGCCATCGTTTGTCTCTTCAAGCTGCCACTCGGTGGGCCCGAGAGGGGTGCGGATCTTTGCCCCACACCCGCAGGCGCACAGATGAGCGGCAGTGCCAAACTCCTCCGAGGCGTACAGCACCCCCGGCTCGAGGACCTTCGGCATGTAATGGACGCGCTCAAGGCGCAGCCGCTCAAGTTTTGGCATTGGATGCAATCTTCAGGTCTCGGATGTCAAAGAGAAAGTTGTTTTCTTCGACATCGCCCACGTAGAAGCCACATAGCTGCTTGAACCGGATCACGGCGATGGCGGCGTTCAAGGCGTTGAGTTCGGCGATCTGGATGTTGCTCCTATACACGTCCTCGGGGGCGTCCTGCATCTCCACGTGGCTCGACGCTAGAACGCCTTCCGCTTTCCCTGGGTCAAAGTAAGTCGTTCGCAGCATCCCCTTGATTGGGCCTTGATTCGATAGCGATGGTCCCATGCCCACGTCGATGAAACGAATGCCTCTCTCAATGAGCATGGGGAAGATCTCGGCACGCGCTGAGCCCTTGTCCACGCAGACGAAGGCGAACGTCACGCCTTGGAGGTCGCCGGCCGAAGTGCTGTCCAGCATCTTGGGCCGCAGCACCAAGCCGTGGCGGAAGTTGTCGTAGCGGTCCGCATACACCTCGGCTTTGGACTTGCCGAGCTCGCTGTCGATGAGGCGGCCCGGCGAGCGGAAGGCATTATGGACATGGAAGGGGTCGAGGTCGAAGGCTCGAACTTCCTTGACCGGTGTTTTGACGATGTAGTCGAGCACGAAGCTACCTGTCCCGCCAAGCCCGATGATTGCGACTACCTCCTCAGCGAACTTGCGCGAGAGCTCGGTGATCTCAGCGCGGCTCGTGAGCGTGTCTTGGAACTTGAAGACGGAAGGCTCTTGCTCGGTCTCAACGATCCTGAACGTGTATGGAGTCACATTGTGGCTCGACATGGCTGGTCCGGCGATAAGCGCCACGTAACTCTCGATCTTGTCGAAGAAGTTCTCGAATTTGCCCGTGGCGCGGGGTTTGTTCGAGAAGGAGCGCTGCACAACCACGTCTTCGGAGTTTTTGCTCAAGACGAGCGTGTGCGGGCCGCCAGCGAGATTTTGAACCGGTGTCCCATCCGTGTTGTGCGGAACACCGCCGCTGAAGTAGACCTGGTGATCGTCTTGGGCGACGTGCACTTCGTCGACGAAGACCAGTTTCGCGACGAATGCGGCCCAGTGCAGCGCCCCAGCGGCATCGAGATAGGGGATGTCGCGCACAATCAGGTGCGCGCCGTCGAACGCGACGGCGTAACCCTTATCGACTAAGCGCTGGAGGTCCGCGTTATGACTGACCAGTTTCTGAAACACTGAACACCATCCCTTCCTTCACCTTCACCGACTCGCCCAGAGACAGGATGCCCTCCGGTTTGTGGCCCTCGCCGCGCGTGTACTTGACCGCGTAGCTGATTCCCGAGCTTGGCGAGTAGTTAGGCACCTCCAACGTGACGACCTGGGCATACGAGATCTCCTCGCTCTGGGGCCACTCGTGCGGAGTGCCCTCAACAACGATCGTAACGGTCTTTGGCTCGTGAACCATTGCAGCCTCCTATCAGGCGCGGGCACCGAGGGGACGATGCCGATGGTTATGAGGCTAGTGGGTCTCTGCACGCATGTCTACCGGACCGTCAGGGAACCCTGTCGCGATCGCTGCTATCGGGGGAGGCGGCGCGATAGCTGGAAGCAGAAACAAGGAGCGCAAACCTTCCGGCTCACCATCCCAGCCCCCTCACCGTCCCGGGTCTGACTGCAATCAGACCGAGCGTTCTTGCATCCGGACCCCACAGATTCGATTTGAGGAACGAGTTTGAGGAATCTGAGTAACGGTCTGAGTAATCCCGTTCGAGACGATACGCACATCGGTTGCAGCACTGGCGCAAGCCTCTGCAACCGGTGTGTATCCACTCTTGAACGCAAGATTTCATGTCCCGTGAACAGACCCCTGACGCCGCACAGCGTCCCCATCTGACCCAGCGAGACCTCGCTATCCGCTGGGGCCGAGCTGAATCCACCATCGCACGCTACCGCTCGGACGGCGTCGGCCCGCGATTCCTCAAAATCGGCGGCGCCGTCCTTTACCGCCTGGAAGACATCGAACACTTCGAGCAGGAGAGCCTCTATAGGAGCTCGAGCAATCGCTGCGAGGACACCGAGGGCGATATCGACATGCCCGGCTGCACCGAGGACTCGGAAGGAGACGCAGCATGAACCTCGTCGCGCTCCAACACGCCATGCAGTTCCCCCCGGCGCACTACACCGAGGCCCCCCTGGACACGTATCGCCAGTTCATCGCCCAGGTCGAGCAACTGCACGCTTTCGCCAAGGAAGTGCGCGCGTTCGCCGACCAGGTGAGCGAACTGCGGTACTTGGATCTCGCCACGCGCGCCATTCTCGCGTCCGGCCGCGAACACGGCTCGGTGCGCATTGACGACCATGGCCAGACCGTGAAGTGCGAGGTGAAGCGGATTGTGGAATGGGACCAGGTCAAGCTGCGGCAACTGGCTCGCAATATCGCAGCCTCGGGCGACATCCCCGAGCAGTACATGACCATCTCCTACAAGGTGTCGGAGACCAACTACAACAGTTGGCCTGCGCCCCTGCGCCAGCAGTTCGAAGGCGCGCGCTCCGTGCGGCCAGCCAAGCCCAGTTTCAGGTTGGAACAGCCGCATGTCGTGCTCGCCGCTCAGGAGGCATGGCAATGACGCTGCCCATCATCAGTGCGGACCAGCGCCTGGCCGAGCCCCGCTGCGCCAAGATCGTCCTCGTCGGGATTCCCGGTGCGGGCAAGACCAGCCAGCTCAAGACGCTGCCCGAAGACAGCACCCTGTTTGTCGATCTGGAGGCGGGCGATCTGGCGGTGTTGGATTGGTATGGGGACACGCTGCGCCCGCGCTCGTGGCCGGAGTTCCGCGACCTGGTCGTGTTCCTGGCCGGCCCCAACCCGGCGGCCAGCCCGGAGCAGCCGTACTCGCAGGCGCACTTCGATGCGGTGTGCCGCCGCTATGGCGACCCGGCGCAGCTGGACAAGTACCGCACGTACTTCGTGGACTCGATCACCGTGCTGTCCCGGCTCTGCTTGGCCTGGGCGAAGACGCAACCGCAGGCGTTTTCCGAACGCACCGGCAAGCCGGATACGCGGGGCGCCTACGGCCTGCTCGGCACCGAGATGATCGCGGCCCTCACGCACCTGCAGCACGTGCGCGACAAGCACGTCGTGTTCGTGGCGATTCTGGAAGAGAAGGTTGACGAGTTCAACCGGCGGTTTTTCGGGATCCAGCTCGAAGGCAGCAAGACCGCGTTGGAGCTGCCCGGCGTCATCGATGAGGTGATCACGCTGGCGCTGTTGCGCCCCGAGCCACCGCCGGAAGGGGAGGCGCCTGCCGAGCCGGCGCAGCCGTTCCGTGCGTTCGTCACCAACACCGACAACGCCTGGGGTTACCCGGCCAAGGACCGCTCCGGGCGCCTGGACGCCCTGGAGGAGCCGCACCTGGGCAAGTTGATCGCCAAGACCGCGGCGCCCCGCAAGCCCGTGCCGCTCGCAGGCGCCACGACACAGCCGAATTTTTCCTGATACCTGAGAGCTTTGAACATGACGTTTTGGAACGACTTCAACGACGCTGGCCGGCAAGTTACCTTCGACCTGATCCCCAAGGGCACGCTGCTCAAGGTCCGCATGACCGTGCGTCCGGGCGGTTATGACGATCCGTCCCGCGGCTGGACGGGCGGCTGGGCCACCGAATCCGAGCACACCGGTAGTGTGTATCTCGCCAGCGAGTTCGTGGTGCTCGACGGGCCGTTTGCCAAGCGCAAGCTGTGGTCGATGATCGGGCTGTATTCGCCCAAGGGGGACGAATGGTCCAACATGGGCCGGGTCTTTGCGCGGGCCGCGCTCAACTCCGCGCGTGGCGTGCATCCGGAGGACAACGGTCCCCAGGCCCAGGCCGCACGCCGGATCCGCGACCTCGGTGAACTCAACGGCCTGGTGCTTATCGGCCGCGTCGACATCGAGCTCGACAGCCGCGGCGACGCCCGCAACGTGATCCGGCAGGCGGTGGAACCGGACCACAAGGACTATGCGGCGCTCATGGGCGGCAACACGCCGCCGCCGAACGTCGCCAATGCCGGGGGCCGCGGCGCGCACGCGCCTGCCGCGTCAGGGCCGGCACACGCCGCCCAAACCCGGCCGGCGGCCGGCTTCGCCCGCCCGGCGTGGGCGCAATGAGGAGGGGCCGTGCAATGCTGGGTATGTCGCCAACAAGCACGTGGCTACCGTCACTCGGACCTGCGCTTTCGCGTGGGCGATCCGCGTCGCCATCCGCCCGACTGGGCCTTCTGCTCGCGTCGCTGCCAGGACGCCTTTCACGCGATGTACGGGGCCTGGCGCGAGACCGAGCCGCCGTTGTCCGAGACGCTCACACGGGAGGCACACATGCCTGAGACCACCGCGCAGCAGCGTGCTGCGATGCGCCGCTGCCTGCGGCCCTTCGGGCGCGTGGCGGGCGAGATCGGCTTCGACAAGCCGCTTGGCCACTACACCGAAGAAGAAGCCCTGCGGGTGATCGAGGCCATCGTGTCCGCGTACGTGGAAGCGATGGCGATCGATGCACCCCGTGCCCAGGCCGCCCCCAGGGTGGCAGGGCGCTCCGTAGGACTGTCGGCGGATGCGTTCGCCGACTTGGAAGATGACATTCCCTGGTAACCGCAATGCTGGATTTCAATCACCGTCCCAAACCCCACAGCGCTATCGATCCGCGCCGTACCCGGCGGACCGAGCGCCCGCGCCCGCTCGTGACCATGCGTGTCGTGGAGCGGCTGCTGCAGCGCCACGTCAATGCGCCGGTCACGGGGCTCATGCCCGAGCAGCGCCTGATCTTGGCGGTGCTCTGCCAAGCTATCGCCGACGCCCGATATGGGGAGAATCGGTCCGTGCAGGAGGATGCAGAGCGCTTCCTGCGCGGCGACGATCTTGCTCAGGTGGCTGGGCTGATCGACCTCAATCCCGCCTTTGTTCGCGAGGTGGCGGTCAAGACCGGCTATCTCCTGGCGGCCGCTGACGAACTGCAAGAACGGAGCGTCCATGCTCGACTTCAATGACAGCCCACTTCAAAACCGGGAGGTCGGCCGTCCCGCACCTGCGGAGGCGGAGCGGGAGCGCATCCGCAGCCTGTTGCTAGAGCGGCTGGACTCGGTGCTGGCCATCCTGTTTCCGGCCGGCAAGAAGCGCCGGAACAAGTTCGTCATCGGCGACGTCCACGGCAATCCCGGTGACAGCCTGGAAATCGTGCTCGACGGGGAGAAGGCTGGCCTGTGGACGGACCGAGCCACAGGTGACGGCGGGGATGTGTTCGCTGTGATTGCGGGCAACCTGGGGGTCGGCGTGCACACGCAGTTCCCGCAGGTGTTGGCGCGAGCTGCGGACCTGCTCGGCCTCGTCAGCACGCAGCCGGTGCGCCGCAAGCGCCGCGAGCCGCCGACGGACGATCTCGGCCCGCAGACGGCCAAGTGGGACTACCTGGACGCCGCCGGCAAGCTGGTCGGTGTTGTGTACCGCTACGACCCACCCGGCCGGGGCAAGGAGTTCCGGCCGTGGGATGCCAAGCGCCGCCGGATGGCGCCGCCGGATCCGCGCCCGCTGTACAACCAGCCGGGGTTGGCGAGTGCTACGCAGGTGGTGTTTGTCGAAGGGGAAAAATGCGCCCAGGCCCTGATCAATGCCGGCATCGTCGCCACCACGGCGATGCACGGGGCGAACGCGCCGGTCGAGAAGACCGACTGGTCCCCGCTGGTCGGCAAGGCCGTGCTGATCTGGCCCGACCGGGACAAGCCGGGCTGGGAGTATGCCGACCGGGCGTCGCAGGCGATCCTGCAGGCGGGCGCCGTGTCGGTGGCCATCCTTTTACCGCCGGACGACAAGCCGGAGGGCTGGGATGCCGCCGACGCGATCGAGGAGGACTTCGACATCGGCGGCTATCTGGCGGCCGGTGCACGGGTGCCCGTGGTACTGGAGGTGGACGACACCGTGTCGGCGGACGTGCTGGAGGGCGTGGACTGGGAAACCGAGGACGGGCTGGCGACGGCCTTCACGCGCCGCTACGGCGACGACTGGCGCTACTGCTCTCTGTGGGGCAAGTGGCTGGTCTGGACCGGCGTGCGCTGGAATCACGACCAGTTGCTGTACGTCACCCACCTGTCTCGGGGCATCTGCCGGGCAGCCTCGTTCAAGGCGGAAACGCCGCGGCAGAAAACCAAGCTGGCGAGCTCGTCGACCATCGCCTCGGTCGAGAAGATCGCCCGCTCGGATCCGAAGCACGCGGCCACCGCCGACGAGTGGGATGCCGATGTGTGGGCGCTCAACACGCCGGGTGGCGTGGTCGACCTGCGCACGGGCAACCTGCGTGCGCATCGGCGCGAAGACCGGATGACCAAGGTGACGACGGCGACGCCGCGCGGACGCAACGGGGAGGGCTGCCCATCGTGGCTGGCGTTCATCGGCGATATCACCGGCGGCAACACGGATCTCGCGGCCTACCTGCAGCGGATGGCGGGTTACGCGCTGACTGGGTCGACGCAGGAGCATGCGCTGTTCTTCCTGTACGGCACGGGTGCCAACGGCAAGTCGGTGTTCGTCAACACGCTGGCGACCATCCTGGGCGACTACGCGGTCAACGCGGCCATGGACACGTTCATGGAAACGCGTGCTGATCGGCATCCGACCGACATGGCGGGCCTGCGCGGTGCGCGTTTCGTGGCGGCCATCGAGACTGAGCAGGGACGGCGGTGGGCCGAATCGAAGGTCAAGAATCTGACGGGAGGCGACAAGATCTCCGCGCGCTTCATGCGCCAGGACTTCTTCGAGTTCTTCCCGCAGTTCAAGCTGTTTGTTGCGGGCAACCACAAACCGGCCATCCGCAACATTGACGAGGCGATGAAGCGGAGGTTGCACCTGATCCCGTTCACGATCACCGTGCCACCCGAGCGCCGGGACAAGCACCTGCAGCAGAAGCTGCTGGCCGAGCGGGACGGCATCCTGGCGTGGGCCGTCCAGGGCTGTCTGGACTGGCAACGGTTGGGACGGCTGCAGCCGCCGCAACAGGTGCTGGACGCGACCGAGGAGTATTTCGAGGCCGAGGACGCGCTGGGCCGCTGGCTGGACGAACGTTGTGTGCGAGAGGCCAACGCCAAGACGTTGACCGCCGAATTGTTCAACGACTGGAAACAGTGGGCCGAAGCCGCAGGCGAGTTTGCCGGGTCGCAAAAGCGATTTGCTGACTTGTTGCTCATCCGGGGCGTCGAGAAATGGCGGAATACGGCGGGTTTGCGGGGCTTCCGGGGCGTGGGTCTGAAGCATCCGCCGATGCCGACCTATAGCCCGTACTCGGACAACTGAGCACCACGCCGACACATCCGACCGACGGATCGGACGGACTACGTCGTTAACTCTTACGCGTGCGTATACGCGCGCACCTTATGGAAGGTTTCGATGTAGTGCGTCCGATCCGTCGGTCCGAACAAAACGAAGGACTGAAACCATGACGACGACCCACGTCGTGCAACACCAGAACATCAAGCTCGGCGGGGCATTGCAGCCACTGTTGTTCCGAGATGCTGGAGGTGTGGCATGAAGATCCCCACACCGTCCTATCGATCCGCACTGGCCCGCACCCAGCCCGAGGTCACGGACCTCGAAGCCTTCAAACGGCAGGGTTGGCGGGACCAGCGCATCCTCGTGGTGAACGAATCCGACGAACGCTTGGATTTCCTCGAACGCGAGCTGGTGCGCCGCATCGGTGAGCGGCTCTACGGTGAGGGAGGCAAGCGCCATGAGCGGTAGCACGGAAGCCTGGACGCTCGATTCCGTGGCAGCGCGTTTCGAGGAGGCGGCTCGTACCGGACGGACGCTGCCACCCGTGCGCGTGCAGGGCTATTTCCGCGTCTGGCCTCACATCGTGCGTGAGCAATGGGAGCGCCTGGCGGCAGACGAACAACCGCGCCACTACTATCCGCCGAGTCCCGCGGCCATCGACCGGATGCTGGAGACGATGCGGTGGGTGCAGTGGCTGGACGTCGATCACCGCCACCTCGTCTGGATGCGCGCGCAAGGCGACGAGTGGCGCTACATCGCCAAGCGCTACGCGTGCTGCATCAAGACGGCACAACGGCGCTGGCAGCGTGCCATGCAGACCGTGGCCGGGCGGCTCAATGGAGGTGCCCACGTGGACGGTGATTGAAATTGAGTAATTTCGGCAACGCCTGCGAAGGATTGCGGGGGATTGCTATCAATTGACAAGCCAACGCAAAAAGGGGTGTGTCCCATCTTCGGCGAAAAGCGGTACATTTACGCCTATCGTAGCGACATGAGCGCGGGGGGCTGACGAGGCCCCCCAGGGGGAGGGGGTCCTTCCCCCAAAAGGCGCAATACGGGGGGCGCGAGCGCAAGACCTGCTTAGCGTCAGAGTGCGAACCCAGGTTCGCACGGTTCGCGGTTCGCACCTCCGTCCGGTTCGCACGACTCCATTCCACGCCCGCCCACGGCCCGTCCGTCGGCGGGCGTTTTCATTTCTACGCGGCAATACCGCATACGGCCTGCGCCGGGATTCGTCCCCGCGCGGGCCGTTTCCTTTTGGGAACCCGAAACAGAACATGCTCAACGTCGAGTACCGGAAGGTTCAGGCGCTGATTCCCTACGCCAGGAACCCGCGAACGCACAGCGACGAGCAGGTGGCCAGGATCGCCGCCAGCATCGTGGAGTACGGCTGGACCAACCCGATCCTGGTCGATGGCGAGAACGGTGTGATCGCGGGCCATGGGCGCCTGGCCGCCGCGCGCAAGCTCGGCATGGAAGACGTCCCGGTGATCGAACTGGCGCACCTGTCGCCTACGCAAAAGCGTGCGTTCGTCCTGGCCGACAACCGGATCGCGCTTGATGCCGGCTGGGACGAGGAACTGCTGGCGCTGGAATTCGCGGAACTGGCCGATGCCGGTTACGAGCTGGCCCTGACCGGGTTCGACGCAGACGAGATTGATGCCCTGTTGGCCGAAGACCTTGACGACGCCGAGGGTGACAGCGGTTCGGATGCCGACGAAGCGGATGCGGCGGACGACGTGCCCCCAGCGTCGGCGGCGCCGGTGTCCCGGCTGGGCGACGTCTGGCTCCTGGGCGAGCACCGCCTGATCTGTGGCGATGCCACTGATGCCGCCGTAACCGCAGCCCTGATGGCGGGCCAGCAGGCCGCGCTGTGCTTTACCTCGCCGCCCTACGCCAACCAGCGCAACTACACCAGCGGCGGCATCGCCGACTGGGATGTGTTGATGCGGGGCGTGTTCGGCAATCTGCCGATGGCCGCCGACGGCCAGATTCTCGTCAACCTCGGTCTGGTCCATCGCGACAGCGAGGTCGTGCCGTACTGGGACGCCTGGATCGGCTGGATGCGCACGCAGGGCTGGCGGCGCTTCGGCTGGTACGTTTGGGACCAGGGGCCGGGGATGCCCGGCGACTGGATGGGGCGCCTGGGGCCATCCTTCGAATTCGTCTTCCACTTCAACCGGGAGGCTCGCCGGCCGAACAAGACGGTAGCGTGCAAGTTCGCCGGCAAGGATGAACACCTGCGGCCGGACGGCACGTCGACCTCGATGCGGGGTAGGGACGGCGTTCGTGGGAGTTGGACGCACGAGGGCAAGGTCACCCAAGACACCCGGATCCCCGACTCAGTGATTCGGGTGATACGCCACAAAGGCAAGATCGGCAAAGGCATCGACCACCCGGCGGTGTTTCCGGTCGCGCTCCCGGAGTTCGTGATCGAGGCGTACTCGGATGCGGGCGACGTCGTGTTCGAACCCTTCGGCGGCAGCGGCACCACGATGCTGGCCGCGCAGCGGACCGGCCGGCAGTGCCGCAGCGTCGAGATCGCGCCTGAGTACGTGGACGTGACCATCCAACGCTTCCAGCAGAACTTCCCCGCGGTGCCGGTGACGCTGCAGTCCAGCGGCCAAACCTTCGCCGAAGTTGCCGCGGAGCGGCTGGCGCACGCGGAGGTGGAGCAATGACGGCCTCGTGGCTCGCGGACAAAATCCAGCTCTGGCCGACCCAGCGGCTCGCTCCCTACGCGGCAAACGCCCGAACCCACTCCGACGAACAGATCGCGCAGATCGCCGCCAGCATGGTGGAGTTCGGCTTCACGAACCCGATCCTGGCCGGCGGTGATGGCGTCATCGTTGCGGGGCACGGCCGCCTTGCTGCCGCCATGAAACTGGGGCTGCAGGCGGTGCCGGTGGTGGTTCTGGATCACCTGAGCCCGACGCAACGGCGGGCGCTGGTCATCGCCGACAACCGCATCGCCGAGAACGCCGGCTGGGACGAAGCGGTGCTGCGCGCCGAGCTCGCTGCGCTTGATGCGGCGAACTTCGACCTGTCGTTGACGGGCTTCGATGCCGACGCACTGGCCGATCTGATGGACGACGAGGAGGGTGACGGTCAGTCGGAGGAGATTGCGCTGCCGGAGGTACCCGAGGATCCGATCTCACGGCCGGGCGACATCTGGGTGATGGGCAAGCACAGGCTGCTCTGTGGGGATGCCACCATCGCCGAAAGCTACGACCGGCTGCTGCAGGGCGAGCTGGCGGACATGGTTTTCACGGATCCGCCGTACAACGTGAACTACGCCAACACGGCCAAGGACCGGCTGCGTGGCACGAGCCGCGCCATCCTGAACGACAACCTGGGCAGCAGCTTCTACGATTTCCTACGGGCGGCGTTGATGCCGCTGGTCGCCAACTGTCGGGGGGCCATCTACGTGGCCATGTCCTCCAGCGAACTGGACGTGCTGCAGGCGGCGTTCCGCGATGCGGGCGGCCGCTGGTCGACATTCATCATCTGGGCCAAGAACACCTTCACGCTGGGGCGAGCGGACTACCAGCGGCAGTACGAACCGATCCTGTACGGGTGGGCCGAGGGGGCGCAGCGCCACTGGTGTGGCGACCGCGACCAGGGGGACGTGTGGCAGATCAAGAAACCGGCCCGGAACGACCTGCATCCGACAATGAAGCCCGTGGAGTTGGTGGAGCGGGCGATCCGCAATTCGAGCCGGCCGGGCGACGTGGTGCTGGATGCGTTCGGTGGTTCGGGCACGACGTTGATTGCGGCGGAGAAGTCGGCGCGCGCGGCGCGCCTGATTGAGCTGGATCCCAAATACGCCGACGTGATCGTGCGACGTTGGGAGGAGTACACGGGAGAGACGGCTATCCGCGAGGCGGCAGGCCAAGGGACGTCCGCCAATTGAATGGGGCCTTGGCCGCCGATTCCGCTGCCAGCTCCTCTTCAATGTGCCTGAGAATCACGAGGATTTGGCGATCGCGGGGGAGCACAGTAATCAGGAGGCGGATGGCCTGTTCGATGGAAATGTCCGAGCGTCGGTTCTGGATCAACCAGCGCAGTGCTTGCTCGCGCTCGGCTTCGGGGGTGCGGGGAAAGTTGGTGGTGCGCATGGTTTTGCTCCTTTGCGTTGACCGTTGCGATGGCACCAGTAACGCGCTGTGCGAAGAGAAAGCCAAGCGGCTCGTGAATCAGTGGCACAGGCGATCCAGGCTGCAGACTGCCGGCGCCGCCCGGCATCAGGCGGCACCGCGCTCGGTAACCGATCAGGAGTCGATGGTCTTGGGGTAGAGGTCGCCGCTGGTGATATCGGCAACGTAGATGACATCGCGGAAGGCGCCGGGCTCATCGGCGATGCAGACGCCGCCGATGGCGGTGAGCGCGACACCGTACTTGCGCGTGAGGGCGGTGAGCTCGGTGACGAAAGCGTTGTAGTTGGCGGTGGTGATGTCCATGTTCGTGTCCTCTTGGTTGATGTCGTTGCGACACGTGTATGAACGCGCTGTTCGACCGAGAAGCCAAGCGATTGGATCAAACGCAACGCCGAAAAACTGAGCTTGGCTTGCGTGGCCGACAGCGCGTTACTGGTGCCATCACAACAGCGCCACGGAGCGAAAGATGCAAAGGACGTGTCAAGTAATCAACACCACCAACAGGGCGGGCGGCTTCTACGGCGCGATGCGGTATAGCGCCGCTGCGGCTTGGCCGCTCGCCATGGTGGCGATCTCCCAGACAACAGGCGCTGCACCGCGCGTGGTGCGGTTCTTTCTGGATAGCGCCCACGGAGAGCAGTTTGGCGATGAGGTGCTGAACGCCATGGGACTGGGGTTGGAGCGCGCCATCAACTGCGTGATTGCAGAATGGATGAGTCGCGCAGTCGATGAGCAAACGGCCAAGACCTACGGCATTCGACCCGGCCCGTCTTACCTGATGAGCCACCTGATCGCCGGCGCGATCGAGGTCCGCATGTTTGGGGATCTGGCGTAGGGAACGCAGGGGGAACCCTGCTGCGTGCGGGCACCGTGTCCCGCACGCACCTGGGCGAGGCACTGGCGGACCCGCGACGTGCGTGGCGCCCGGTCGCCGTCGCGCCACCGTGCGCGCGTTGGCGGTTGTCGGCGCGACGTCCGGGAAGGAAGCCGAGCAGCGCTCAGCGTCCTTGTCTAGGGAAACGCTGATTTATCAGTCTCAGCCGTCATCGCTGACGCAGCTGAG